CCAGTATCCAAGACTCAAGCAATGAAGCAATTAGGTAATAGTGTTGCTATTCCTGCAATTAGCAAAACAATTGAGGTTATTGCTAGATATTTATGAATAAAATTTTTGAACTTTTAGAACTGAAAGATAAAGAATTACATAATATATTTAGGAGTACTGTAACTGATATTAGTTGTCAAATACCTCATCTATTTATTGGTGAGTGTTGGCTTAAGTATGAGAAACAAGCTGGAAATAGATCGTCTGATTCTTCTAAAAATAGAAATGGAGAATTTTTAGAATTATTAATACAATATGTGCTTTGCATGCACAATATTTTGCCTTTTTATAAACAAGCCCGAGTAGCATTTGTTCCGAATGTAAAGTTTGATATTTTACTTTATACGGAAGAGATTGGTGTACTTATTTTGAGTATAAAGACGTCATTAAGAGAGAGGTACAAACAAGCTGACTTAGAAGCTATAGCTTTAAAACAAGTTCATCGTAGATCAAAGAGTTTTTTACTTACCCTTTCTAATAAGGAATGTGTAAATATTAACAAAAAAATAGACAAAGGAGAAGTTGCTGGCTTAGAACAGATTATAAATTGCTTTGATAATAATTTTAGCTCTTTTATTGATAAGCTAAAGCAATATACATTTATTGAAGCAGGAAATGTTAAAGTCATTATTGGTAAATTAGTTTCGGAAAATAAAAACCATGAGCATAGAAAAGATAGACTTAAAGAAAAAGATTAAAACAGATAATAAATCCAAGAAAGAAAGGATAGAACCGCCAAGAAAGCAAGTTTTATCTTTTGAGCTTTATATTAAGGTACTAAGACATATGCAAGGCAAGTATCCAAAATGTTTTAGCAAGCCACCAAAACCTTTAGCAATCGGTATTTTAAAGAATGTATTAGCTGAGCGTATAGAACTTGAGATTACAAGAGGTCAGCTACAGCAATTTTTTCACCGATATTGTGGAAAAGACCAATATAAACAAGCACTTGTTGTTGGAGCAGAGAGAGTAGACTTAGAAGGTAATGTAAGAAGCACTGTTACTGAAAAGGAAGTTGCTTTTTTGAAAGAACAGGGAACAAGTAGCAAGGAGGTTTAAATGACAAATGAAAGTCTAATATTTCTCTTATTATTTTTTACAACTTTAGCTGGTTGTAATACAAAAAAACTAGAAATAGAAAATACGGATTTAAACGATAAAGTTAAAGCCTGTGGGGGTGGTATTGGTCTTTCTGAATCTCTTAATACTCACATAACAAATCTTCACGCTGCTGTTCCAGCAAATGCCAAGCTAGGTGTTGGATTTAAAGAGCAAATTGAACTACTATTACTTTCTGAATTATCAAAATTACCAGAAAAGGACAGGTTAAAAGCCTTAGAAGACTACCAAAGATGTATACAGAATTTACGATTGACTACTACTAGATAATATAAACCTACCGTATTGCAATTAAATACCTTGAAGCCTTTTTTGCAACTCGGCTATTTTAGCTTCTAATAAAGCAATATTTTGCTTATCTTGATCATACCCGTGATAATCCATCCCCAAATGTGCCGCTAATTTTCTTCTCCATTGAATTGGTACCAAATTCTTTTCTTCAGTTGCAATTTGATTTTTGAGTTCGGTTATTCGTTGATTCCTTACCTGTTGTTCTATTCTTTGTCTATTGAGAATATTAGCTTGTTCCTGTCTTTTATATTCTTCTACTTTTTGCTGCCGTTGCCTTTCTGCTTCGTCCCTAGCAATTTTAGCTAATCTTTCTTCTTCAGCTAACCTTCTATCTTCTTCTAGCTTTAGCCGTTTTGCTTCTTCCCCTTTCTTAAGCATATCCTGATATTGACGATCTAATTCCTGTTTTTTAGCAAAATCTTGTTCTAAAGCTTTTCTAGTTTCAATTTCTCTTAATAAACGTTCATTTAATTCGCCTTTTTCTCTCTCGAGGGATAATCTTTGGGTTTTCTCTCTTTCAAATTCACTCATATTTTGACGAGCAAGCTCTTCTTGTCTACTCTTGTAATCTTCAGCTGATTTTATAGCCTCATTTCTAGAAGCTAATTCTTTCTCAAGTTCACTATATCTGCCTTGTAAATCAGAAATAGATGATAAATCTATCCCTTGATTATTAAAATGATTAAATACTGTATTAATACCTCCTTCTACACCTGAAGCGTATCCTGTCCCTCTAGCATTATTAAGTAACATTGGCTGAGCAAAAGCTTTCTCATTTTGGTATGATTTGTATAGTTGTTCGTTATTTTCTTGGTCATTCTTCCATTTTTCTAAGCCTTTTAAATTAGTACTTTTTATTTCACCAAGAGTATTACCCAATTCTGTGTTAGCTAATTGATCATACTGTCCGAGTTTACCTATTTTGTTTATGTCTTCATGATGTTTAGAGGCTATATTTTTTAGTAAATCATTTTTAACAAGATTGCCTCTTGAGGTAAGAGTTGCATCACTTAATTCTCTAATTCTATTGCTAACGGATTTTAAATGAGCACCGCTTCCATAAGTACCCTGTCTGATATATTTTGCATTTAGAGCGTTTAAATCGGCTTCTAATTTTTTTTGTCCCTCATAATCAAGAGCTTCAAATTTAGCTTTTAATTGCTCAGGCAAGTTTCCTACAACCTGATTTATTGAATTTGGTATATTTTCTATATTTTTGCGGACTAATTTACGATCAAGATAGTTTTTATCTTTATAAAACGGGCTTAATTCTTCAGCTAGTTTATATGACCTATCCATTGTCGGATTAATCGGTTCTACCAATTTCCCTTGATAAACGGGCATATTAACTCTACTGGAACTTTCCCATTCGCTAAACGGTTTATTGGTATCTATTCCATAAGCTTGCAACGCTTTTACAAGTTGTTGTGCATTCATTTGTGCTAAATCAGGATGACTTAACATCTCTTCTGATTCTCCTCCTATAGTATCTAATACCTGCTGCAAATTTTGTAATCTTACATAGGGATCATTTCTTTCAGCTTCAAACCTGGCTTTTTCTGCTGTAAGTCCCTTGTTTACTATACCGTGTTTCTGCTCTCCATAGCCGTAAAGATCACTTATTAATCCTTTCTCCCTTGCTTCTTTAGCTTTTGCAGACTGAGTAAGTGCCGTAAAAGCAGAGCGGTTTTTCTTACCTTCTAATTCTCTTATTGGAGCATTTAAATTCTCTATATCAGAACCAAGTTCTTGAAGCTTAATACCACTATCTTGAGCCATTTTTTCTTTTAACTTGTCAGAATAAGGAGCAAAACTGGATCCATACTGCCTATTTAATTTATCAAAAACTCTTCCGTCATTAAATGAACTATGTTTCTCATTAAGATTTCTTAAAATATCTGCTATATTTTCTCTTGTTAACCCTTCTGCATTTGCATTTGCTAATGATTGAAGGCCTCCCTGATAAGGCATACCTTTAGATAGACGCCTTTGTTCTAAGGCTTGCGCCCTTTGTGTTAGAGCAGACATAGGGGCAATGGTTTTACCGGGATAAGGTGCGTAATTAGTACCAGATAATTTACTACTGTCTCTTAGTAATATCCCTCTTGCTTTATTCCTTAATTCATCAAAAGATAAGCTAGTTTTTGCCATAATTAAAACCTTATGGGAGTTCCAGAAAATTGCGGGTTGTTATAATAATTTAACCATCTACCCGTCGTTCTATACTCATCCGGAGTACTTACCCTGCTATAAATAGGTTCAATATCTATTTTCTCTTCCGGTAAGAATTTTTTGCGGGCGTTCCTTCTTTTAGCTTGTTCCAATTGAAGTTCGTACTGCTCTTGTGCAGCTAATTCTTCAGGAGTTAATCTCTGAGCTAGCATTTTCTCTTTTAGTTCCTTACCTTCCTGTGCTGCAGTTTTTGGTTTAGGTTGGTTAAATCTATCATAAAGAGTAAGTCCGGTACTACCGACAGCTAATAGATTTTTAGGTTTGCTTAAAAAATTCATACTATTATCTTGTAATTTATCCAGGAATCCCATGTTGTCTTTTTTCTTTTCTTTAGCAAGTAAATACTGTAAATAACTCTCTGAATCATCACCGGCAGACATACCTAATCCTTTCTCTTGGTTACCGCCCATACTATTTAATAATGCGTTTCCGGCAGCTAATTTACCCCCGGTTTTACCTATTCCCATTATACTGGAGCTTGCTTTATCACTAAGTCCTAATGCCGGTAATATCGCATTGGTAGTACCATAGTTACTAAGACTGGAACCAAGACCGCTAGCACCAAGCTTACTTGCTCCCCATCCAAGCCCTGAAGCAGCAGAGGGAAGAGCTGCACCTATAGCAGCTCCTTTTACTGCACCATGACCAAATTTCTTTCCTCTAAAATGATGCTGTGCTCCCTGACCAAGAGCACCTCCTATAAGACCTCCGGCGCCAGGTAAAATCATATTACCAAGCAGTGTACCTCCTACCCCTCCAAGTACACTAGTTATAGCTTTAAGTGGATTATTACCAAATATTCCACCTTTATATTCCCTAAGCCCTGTTCTAGGATTAATACTGCCGCTACCGCCCATCTTTTTAAGCATTATAGCCTCAAGCGGATTAACATGAGCAAGCTCAGTATCTCCACCCCGTCCTTTCTTCTTTATTTGCTCTAAAAGGCAATTGATATCTTTTTTGTTATATTTTTTCATTTTTTATCCCTACTTGTAATCATGATAATGTATACGGCTTTTGCCCATTCTTCCCAATTTTTAAATAAATCGGCTTTCTTACTCCCTTTGGCAGTAGTTGCCGATGGAATGGCATTTTTTCTGAACACTCCAATCCCGGCAATTTTATTAGCCCATTCCTGCCATTCTTCAGTTTCTCTCGGTACGGGTAATCTCTCATTCCTATATATTCTAATTAGCTCTGCTGCCCACTGATTAAAACTTATATATTTAGGGAAGGGCAAATTTCTTATCACTGATTATCACCTTCCTTAAAATTAATTAAAATATTCCCTACATTATAAGGGTACTGGCAGGCAAAAGTAATAGTCATAAATCTTGCCGAAACTCTAAAATCTATTTTACCGGGACTACCGGCAGTATTTAAATTAAAATTAACCGGATCAATAGACGTTTTTGAAGTAGTCGCATATTTTCTATAACTTACTCCTATAACTAATATATCATTATTAGTTCTCACATATCCTTCCGGTGCAGGAAAATCAGGCTCAATTTGGTCAAGTACGATATATTTATCAATAGCATTGCCGTTTTTAGCCGGATTAAATGCTACAAAACCAAAGTAAGGTGTTGTAAAAAATGAAGGGATATTATAGTGTAACCCGTCTCTTCTAACTTCATCATATCCCGTTTCCTGTTTCCATATAGCTTTGTAAGCGTTATCAGGATTATATGGGTTATAGTTTCTGCAACTATCGCCAAAACTAAATATTTCTCCTGTTGCTTCATATACGGTAGCACAGTCCCTTTGAACCGCATTATCATACCAGCTATTTTCTCTAACATTATAAACAAGCTCTCTAGTACAGCCGACATCATCTCTGTTTCTATACCTCTTTTCTGGATAAGCCCATCTGATTTCACCATACCGGGCTACTTTATAACCGTAAATTTTCTGTCTTTTTGTCAGATCAACATTTTCTAGAAAAAACTGAAAATTAATGTCATTTTTTATACTATCGACTATTCCGTTGTAAACAAAAGCACGATCAGTTCCAAGCCAAAAAAATAAACTATCATACTGCACTATACACCTTGAAGACATAACCGATGAATTGTTTGTTACTACTTCTCTCTGAAAATCAAAGAGAACCTGTGCATTGCTATCAGCAACATTGGTTAAATATATTACGGAGTTTTCAGTCCAGAATAAAAAACTAGGTGCATTCGTACCACCTCTAATACTTGCTCCAAAAATAAGTTTGTTTTCAGATATGTTTTCCCGGCCTGAATCTTCACCGCTAAAATTAAGCGGATCGCTTGATCTACTCCAAAGTAAAGTGCCATTATTACCGTATAGAAACAAACACGGATTAGAATACAATATACCTCCTGATACAATATTCTCATCATTACCGGGTATTATTCCATTATGATAAGTACCAAAATCGACATTATCATCTATCATTGATTTCCAGAAGAATACGCCGTTTTGAGTATTTAACATGTTATTGTTGTTAAAAGTGGAAAGCATGGCTATATAAGGTACGCCGTTTTTGATGAATTTGGTACTTTGCCATGTTCTGGTAGTAACTCCTCCATCACCATCCAATACTTTTCTATTATCAGTAACATTTGATAATTCATTATTTAGAATACAACGATTGATATCATTATTTTTAGTTGTATAAATTAGAACAGGATTTGTCCCATTAAAATACATATCTAAAAATGTTATACCATCTAAAGGATCGGGAGCTACTAATTCTTGTTGTCCTTTCATTTTTCTTATTTTACCGCCAACAAATCTTATCCACTGACCGTCAATACAGTATTCATCTTGAAAATCTCCTCCGTCCCGTTGGATACCCGGTTTATAAACAAATGGTACACGCATTAGTTATTCTCTCTTATTACTGTTCTATCGGCACTTCTATTTCTATTCATATCATTTATAGTGGCCAGCTCCTGATCAAACATGGATTGATACTTTGCTCTTTTTTCTTCGTTATCAAGAAACAAACAACCTTCAATTAAGCATGAATATAGAAGTAAATCAGGATAGCGCTGGGTTAGAAAATTGACAGGGTTATCTGCATTAAATAATGGAATGCCAAGATAGATTATATTAAAAGTATAAGCTTGATCTAAATTTGGGACAATAGTCCAATAAAAATTTCCATATGTATTTCTTAAGTCTTGATTGTTTAAGTTAAGTACGCTATCCGCATAATATTTTGGTCTACTGGTGTTTGCTTGCTGGTTATTCCAATATGTTAAACAAAATTCTCTACTTCTTGGTAATAAAAAAGAAGTAGTTTGAGTTGCGTTATCAAACATTAAAATACTAATGGTTTCACGCCAATTAGCTGGTTTTCTAATCGTACTAGTTCCAACTTGATCGTTAACAACCTCATATCTTATCTCAAAACCCAAATCCTTTGCGTTATTATATACTCTAATTATCCCCTGCTGGATGAGATCCGTTATCTTAGTTACGTAAGGAGTATCGCTACGTAACATGTAGGTTTGCATATCCGAGGTTAAGCTATTGTAATCCATTGCTTATATTTTTAATTAATCTGCTTATATTGTACCTAAATATTAACAGTATTCAAAGATACAAAATTCTTTGTAATCCACAAAAAATCTTGATAACTTTGTGCATTATGCTTTGTAAAGCTTAAGTTTAAATGCTTTTAATAACTGCCTAAAAAATAGGCAACTAAATTTCTTCTATAATATCATTACCAATCACTACTACATCATTTTCTAACTGAAATAACTGGGTTTTTAATTCTTCAATGTTATGGTCTTTTTGGGTTATTGCTTCATTATTTAAAACTAATGTAGCTTCTAAATTAGTAATAATATTTTGTTTTTCAGTTATAGCCTGATTTTTTAAATTAAGTTCAGCTTCAAGATTACTAATAGCAGTGTTTTTTTGTATTATGGTCTGACTCTTCGCATTTAACTCAGATTGTAAAGTACCAATAGTATTATCTTTCTGGGTTATGGTTTGAGTTTTTAGATTAAGTTCAGATTCAAGGGTTACAATCAGATTGCTTTTTTCTGCTAGTTCTTTTTTTAGCTCTGCAACTTTGGCAAGTAACTCATCTCTTTGTATCTGAATCGGTGCTTTTGGTAATTCTTTCATTTTCATATTGCAAACCTCATACCTAAAGTTATATTGTGGATTTCATAAGTACGATTACCTATATTCTGAATCCCACCTATGATTTTTCTTTTATTACTTCCAAGATTAAAATAATTATAGCTAATCTCGCCAGTAACCTTATTACTCAGTTTTATATCACTGCCTATAGTTAATTTGTAAGCAAACTGATTTCTCTTTTTACTGATTGTCTCTAGTGGATAAATAACATTATCCTCCTGAGAAATAGCGTAACCTCCCGCAGATTCTTTTAAATGTCCAATACCAATGCCACCACCAACAAAAGGAGTAAAATTGCCAATAGTTACTATATCTTTATAAATATTAAACATTAAGCTATCAGCTTTTGTCTTACCTGATATTTTAAATATATCGCAATTAGGATTTCTTGAGATTTCAGATGTTCTAAATAAAAAGTAATAATCAATAATGCTTTCAAGTCTAATGCCATTATCAAATTTATAACCGATACCAGCTTCAATTAATGGGAAACTATCCGATAATTTAACTCGTCCCTCAAAATCATGATTACTGAATTTTGCAGTTTTGATGTTATTTAATCCAACACCGCCTTTAAAATAAAAGCCACTTTGAGCTGTAGCAGTAGAAATAAAGGCAATGCTTGTAAGTATTAAAATATATTTTTTCATTTTTAATGTTTTAAAGTTAGTTGTTTAATATAAAGCTAAGTAAAGCCAAACTATCGGCTTCGTTATCATCGGAGGGGTTAAAACCTTTCTTTTTTATAGCGTTAATGACACAATCTTTAGAGCTATTTCCTTTGCCCGTAATATGCTTCTTGATCGTTCCGACAGGTATGCCCTGATATGGTATTTGGTGGTGTTCGCACCAAGCGGTAAGATGAGCAAGAAACCCTCCATATTTATGAGCGGCATCTACTCCTTTATGAGCCCTTACCTCTTCAAAATAAACCGCATCAATAATCCCCAAAGTATTTTTAAAATCGGTAAGCCATTGCTTGAACCGCAAAAATGACATACCGCCTCCTTCAAATCTTCTAGTTTTAAAACTAGCCGTTCCAGAAGTTATGTTACCTGATGGTTCTTTAATAGCCCAGCCAGTAGTAGTACCGAGGTCTAAGGCCATAATTATAGCTGTGTCTTTTACTCCAAGCATGAGAATCGCTTAATTTAGTTTAAGTGTTTTTTTATATATTTATTATAGCTTATAGTCGTTGTAATCTCTAGTACCAACGACATTTTTTTGCAATTCTGAAGCGTTAAATTAATGTAAATTATATTTTATATAAATGAAGCATTACTTTATATTTGTATATATATGTTTTTGTATACAAAGTTATTTACATAATATTATATTTAGATATAATATATTTTATATAAATATAAATTTGTACTTTTTAATATATGAAAGTAATCTCAATTTTAAACCAAAAAGGCGGCGTAGGTAAAACAACATTAGCTACTAATATCGCTACTAAACTTTATCTAGAAGGATATAAGGTATTACTTATAGATTCTGATAAACAGGGTTCAGCAAGGGATTGGCATGCCATAGGGCATAGTGAAATAGCTGTGGTAGGAATAGACAGACCAACACTAGAAAAAGATGTAAAGAAAGTATCAGGGGAGTTTGATTGGGTTATCATTGACGGCGCACCACGTTTAGAAGATATGGCAGTTGCCGCAATAAAATCTTCTGATTTAATAATCATTCCTGTTCACCCTTCAGTTTATGATATTTGGGCATCTGAAGAACTAATCAGCGCTATAAGACTACGTCAGGAACTTACTGAAGGAAAACCTAAAGCTTATTTCTGCATCAGTAGAAAGATTCATAATACTTCTTTAAGTCTTGAGGCCGTAGAAGCTTTACAGAAATATCCGTTATTAACAATGAAAGGTTATACTTCTCAAAGAGTTGCTTACGTAAAATCGGCAGCAGAGGGTAAATCAGTGTTTGATACTAATAACAATGATGCAATAACAGAAATTACAAATATTGTTAATGAAATTAAGGAGATAGTATGAGTTTATTATCACAAATAGAACGTCCTTCTAAAAATCAGGATAAATTTTTACGAAAATTAGTAAATAGCAAAGAAAAAATAGTCACCAGTTTTAATTTTGATAAAGATTTGCACAAGGAAATAAAACAATACGCATTTGACCATGATTTAACTGTTACTGAGCTAGTACATAAAGCTCTAGATGCTTATATTAACAATGGAAAGCAAAAACAAGGTGAGAATAAAGCAAATCACAAAGAGATTACCAATACTTTAGCACAAGCAATAGAAAGTTTAATTGAAGTATCTAATAAGCTAGATAAATTAGAATGAATCTATTTTGGATAAAGAATAATAGGTATTACAAAATAATATTCCAGCCCACATTATTTGGCACGATAGATATAATATGTAGTTGGGGTAGAATAGGCAGTAATTTAGGGAATTATAAGGTAATTCCTTGTAATGGTATTGAGGAAATCAGGGCTATTATACGATATGTGAAGAAGAGAAGAAAACAACGAGGTTATGTATTGTATTATATGAATAAACAAAAGAAAGTTATGTTATGAATACAATTGATATAAAAAAAATTGAAAGTTTGATAGAAGAAGGGTTTATAAGAAGAAATAAACATCCTTCTTTTGATTTATATATTTATAATTATAGTGCAAAAACTCAATATGAAAATTATTGGATTCCTGAAACTTTACAATGTAGGGGGTTAATTACAAATAGTGAAGGTGAAATTATAGCAAGACCTTTTACTAAATTTTTTAATATAGAACAAATGTCAGAAACTTTATTAACTGATTCTTTTAAAGTTTTTGAAAAATTAGATGGATCACTTGGTATATTATATTTTCATCATAATATTCCTTATATTGCTACCCGTGGAAGCTTTGTAGGTGAGCAAGCCCTTGAGGCTAATAATATGTTACATACTATATATAAAAATTCTATTCATTTATTAGATAAGAATTTCACATATTTGTTTGAGATAATTTACCCTGAAAATCAGGTTGTAGTTAATTATGGTGATACTAAAAGCTTAATTTTATTAGCAGTTATAGAGACTAAAAGTGGTAAAGATTTACCTTTAAATAATTTTAATAATCTTGAGTTTCCAATAGCTGAAGAATATAAGCATTTAAAGCAGATAGAACATATTATTAGTTTAAATGAAGTTAATAGAGAAGGCTTTGTTTTACTTTTTGATAATGGAGTAAGAGCTAAATTTAAATTTGAGCAATATGTTAAGCTTCATTCATTAATTACTGAAATGACAAGCAAAAAGATATGGGAAATGGTCAAAGGCGATATATCCTTTGATCAATTTATTGATAAAGTCCCTGATGAATTATTTAAATGGGTGCAAGATAAAATTCAATTTTTTAAGGATGAGTATAATAGAATAGACAGGGAAGCAGAAGTAGAATTTAAACGTATTATGAAGCTTGTTCCTTCTAAGGAACGTAAAGGATTGGCAAAACATATAGTGCAACACGAATACCCACAGATTTTATTTGCTAAATTAGATAATAAAGATATCAGTAAATATATTTGGAAAATTTTAGAACCTCCACACGAGATTCCTGCTTTTTCTAGTTTATTATTTCAAGACGCTGAGTAACAAAAAAATCATGAAATTTTATAAACTTAAAGAATTTTTAGAATTACCAGTTGGAACTATTTTTTTAGGCAATGATTGGTCAGGGTTAGATGGCATTTGCGTCAAAGAAAATTCAATAGTAGAAGATGATTATTTAGATTTTTATTATATAGAAATTTCTGGTATTACAGATGACCTTAAACAAAGGTATGGAACTCCTGATCTTGAAGAAGAATTTAGTGTATTAGAAAAAGAAGATTTGTTGGTTCTTAAAGATTATATTAATAGGGCTTTAAAAGTGATAAACGTTTTAAATTAATAGATATAACATTAGAAGAAATAAAAGCAGATTAAAAAGATGGTTTTAAATTTAGTAATTACAATAATTGTTGGTTTTATAATATTGATATTATGGTTACTAAAAGGAGTGTTTGATTGCATAAGTACTCAGGATCAATTAATAAAAAAACTAGCAAAAGTAACTGATCTTTTACACGATAGACTTTTGCGTTTAGAAAAGCTAATAGATGATCAGGAAGAAGTAAAAAAACACGACAGAAAATGAATGAAATTAACATAATATTAAATAAACTAAATAACACACTACTTTTTAATCTTAATTCTAATAGGTTTTTTTAAGTTCAACGCTCCTCTTGTCTATGTTATAGATAGTAAAATAATTAAAAAGGGAAAATTATTATGAAAAAAGTACTATTACTGGGAACATTACTTGCAAGCAGCACGGCATTAGCCAGCGATCCAGTGCCTGTAGTATCGGATTTAAATGTAAAACTTGGAGCTTTTGCTGTTTTTGAAAGCGGGTTTAGCAAGCAAGAGAAATTAAAAGGAGCAGAGAAGAATATATCAGCTAATAAAAAAGGCATGGCTTTTTTTAATAACTCGGCTTTTGTTGCTAACATATCAAACACAGCAAATGATATTACTTATGGTGCTAAAATTGTCTTAGTCCCTACAACAAAAAGAAAAGTAAACAATGATTATAATGGTTCTCATGTATTCTTAGAACATGAGTTTGGGAAAATTGAAGCAGGCTCACCAATCCCCGTTGCAAGAAACATGACCATCAATGATGGAGCTATACCTGTAAACTATATAAAAACCAGTACTGAATACCTCAAACAAAATACAAAGGCTAGTCCGTCTTTCTTAACTTCAGAGGAAACCATCCTTGGTGATTCCATAACTGCTGGCTTAGACTCAGCAACTTATAGCAGCGAGCCTCCAAGAACGATAAATTATTATACTCCTAAGTTTGATTTAACCGATTCTAGTAAACTACAATTTGGTATATCCTATACCCCTGATTCTGCTAATACAGGCATAGATAAACCATCAGTAAAATCAGACGGCATAACAAAATATGCAATTGAAGAAACAATGCTAGACAGGTTTGAAATTGATAAGTCTGTTAAGGATGCTGTAACTAGTGGTTTAGTGTTTGAACAAAAAATAATGGAAAAAGGAGAATTAAAACTGGCTCTAACTGGTGAATATGGTAAAGCTACAGGTAAAATTAAGAAGTTTGCTAATAAAGACGATAAGAACCCGCTAGAATATAAATTAAGTGGCTTAAAAGCTTATAATATCGGCGGGGAATTAAAAATAGGTGATTTTAAGTATAATGCCTGTTATGGTTCTTTCGGTAAAAGTTTGACTTCTAAAGAATTACATAAGGTGGGTAATAAATCCTATTATTACAACGCAGGTATTGCCTATACTTATAATACTGCTACGACAACTTATCTAGGATATTTTGCTTCTGATAAATTCAAGAATAAAGTAAACTCGATAAAATTAGGTGTTAGCCACATACTTGCACCAGGATTAAAACCTTATGTTGAAATACATGCCTATACTCTCAAAGGTAAGCCTGAGTTTTATCCTAATTTAAGAGCAAAAAAGGTAAAAGGTACTGTAGCTCTAGTCGGTGTTAAGTTATCTATTTAGTTGACCTATGGTATTATCTGAATTACATTCAACTGACAAGCTAGGATGCTTTGCTTGGATTTTTCATAATTTACCATTTTTTCCTAAACGTATCAGCTTTGTTAGTGAATTTTCCAAGCTGATACGGCTTATCTGTAATATCTCTATTACCACTTAACAATGAGCGAGCCAACATCAAATAACCTTAAATATCTTGAAGAAAATTATAAACCAAGTGATATCCAGAAACTCCTAGATAGTGGAAGAACTTTAAAAGGTGAAATATGCATAGAATTAGGAGTATCATATAATGTTTTAAATCATTATATGAAGCGCCATAATCTTGTATATATGAGTAAAGTAAAACTAAAGGTAATAGAGAGAGAAAAACGACAAGCTCGATTTAAAAACACACAAAAGATATCTGTTGATAATTCCATCTATCAAGAGAAGGCAGATGCTCTTGAAAAGTTTTATAAAATGCTGGCGAAGAAGAAAGAGAAAAGAGCTTTGCGTGAGCTTAAGAACCCTTATGATTGGTGAGTATGACAATAATAAAAATAAAATATCTTGAAAAACCAGATATAAACCTTGTTTTACAAAACATAATCAAAGCGTATGGATACAAGGGGGGCATAACTATTTTGTACAAGAATGAAGATGAAATTTTATCAACAGTAGAAAATTTAGAAGGTAATGAGGTTTTAAGGAGTTTGAATATAGCGATATATCATGCTTTATATACAAATCTTGACATAGAGATAGAGGAATTAAATGATTAACAAACTAAAATTTTTATACGAAGGAATAAGTTTTTACGACAAGCACACAAAAAACATCATTAAAGTAATAATTAATGAGAGATATTTTAAGTTTACTATCAACGATAAAACTTATTATTTTACGTTAAAGGATGATGGAAGATGTTTTTTCGATGGAACGGATTATTATTTGATTCCAGAAGATATTAGTCAATACCCAACATTAAATGATTTATCTGTCGCTAACACTAAAAATGATGGAAAGCCTGACTATTCAGTTGCACAACACCAAGATATTTTAGAAGATTTAAAAAATAAGTTAATGGAAAGTGAAGAAAAAATTGACAATTAAGATTTGATAAAGTACATAGCATTTGCTATCTACAACATTTAAACTAGAAAAGAGACAGGTTAACACTCTGTCTTTTTTTTATGCCTAAAGTATAAGAATAACGGCCGTTTTCTGGATACTTTAAAAACTGCCTCTTTATAAACCTAAAAATATCTAATAACTCATTCCAATTATCTATGCTAGTTTTACCCCTATGTTTTATCTTTCCTTGTAGCTTGTAATATCTAATAAAAAGTAAAATTGACTTCTTATATATAATACGTATAATTATATGTATTAAGGAGGTTATTATGCATAAGAAATTAACAATTACTTTGGATGAAAATGTATATCATGAATTACATTCAATCATAGGAAGAGGAAAGATTAGCCAATTTATAGAAAATTTAGTTAAACCATATGTTCTTAATAAGGAGTTAGAGCAAGAATATATAGAGATGGCTAAAGATAAAGAAGCAGAGAGGGAGGCCTACGAATGGATTGAGGGGGTAGTTGGGGATGCATACGAAGAGAGGTGAAGTATACTGGGCCAGTTTTAATAGTTCTATTGGAGAAGAAATTAACAAAACTAGGCCAGCCGTTATTATAAGTAATGACAATTCAAATAAAGTATTAAAACGTGTCCAAGTAATTCCTTTAACTAGTAATAGCACACAATGTTATTCATCCGAAGCTATAGTTTACCTTAATAATAAAACAAGCAAGGCTTTAGCCCATCAAATAGCTACAGTAAGCATAGAGAGATTAGGCAAAAAAATTGGCCAAATTTCTAGTAAAGATATGCTGGCAGTAGAACAAGCTATAAAGGTGCAGTTATTTTTAAAATAAGAAAAAATCAAAATGTTTATAGATATATGGGATAAAGATAATAAGGCAATTAAGATTAATAAGTTTTCTAAAGCTTTAAATTCAAATTATAATAAAACATCCAATATTGCTGTATGTAAACTGGTTGCTGATTATGGAATAGTATTAGAGGGTAATAGAATAAAAACAGATTACTATGAAATATATTTTGAATTTAAACAAGATAATTGTCGTTGGTTTAACAACGAATTAAATTTCTTAACACTTTTTGATTGTTTTACATTTCTTATAAGTGATGTTTTTAAGTATTTGTATGAAAGCAAGGATATAGACTTCATAGAAATAACAGCAAATAAGAGAGTAATGTTTGAATATGATAACAGGGAGTAAACAAAATGAACATAAATGAAGCATTAAAAGAGCTTAATTGTGGTAAAAAGATAAGGCGTAAAGATTGGCATATGAAGTTATTTATGTTTGCTAATTCTATTTTGATTTATGGTACAACAGATAAATATTTTCTATCTTTAGATGATATTCTAGCGGAAGATTGGGAGGTAATAAAATGAATATAATAGA